TGGATAAGGTAACTTAATCTTCACTAAGTATCCTGCTCCTGTTACATTAGCAGTACCATATTTAGATGTAAGTTCCCATCTAGTCATTTCAGTTTGTTTAGGTCCTCTTTAATATCCTTAGCTCTAGCAAATAGTAGCTTCATTGACTGCCATAGGTCTATCCCTTTGACTACTTTATAATTCTCATTGATAGACATCACCTCAATACTAGATAATACTAGAGCTACAATTTTAGTGAGCATAAATGGTACACTGAAAAAAGTGAGGACGATTTCATTTAGTATGAATTGGTCTATCAAAAAGAACATAATCACAGTAACCTCATAGAGTGCTAACTTACTAATGATAGATGAGAGCTTTCTGCTAGTAATTTTATCCCCTATCTTTTTAGCTTTCCAAATGCCTGTGATAGTATCAATGACAATTAATATTCCTATCATCAGCAGTATCCCACTTATTGGTAAAAAGAATGCAAAGCATATAGAGATAAGTGTCAAAAGTTCTGATTGTATAGATATTAGTAGTAGTGATAATTGTGCTTTCATTCGTATTCCTCCCCCTCTTCATCTTCACGCTTTTCTTGTTGTAATGCTAGAATAAAACTAAGGTAGCCTATTATACTACCTCCCATTAGCTTAAGATATAGAGCAGGCTCACAAATTAATGATATGCCTGTTAAGTATCCTAAACTGAATACTATTATAGATAAGACTCCTGAGTGCTTCATAGTATTAGGATTGAATTATTGTAACCATTGTTACCTGCACCTCCACATAATCCTGTACATTCTAGCAAGCCATTAGATAGACATCCACATCCATCAATCATTGGTCTAAGGTCAGTATCTCGGTTAGTTGTACCTGTGAATATTGGATACAAAGCTCTGTTCTTAAGTAAGTATCTAATCAATCTCTGCTCAAAAAACGCAGCCTTTTGTGCATAGTGTTCCATGCTGAATGCTATTGTACCTCTATCTACAGATGAGCTGTTATCTCCGAATTGAGTCTGCAATCCTTTATTCTTTAGCTGTAGACTAAGACCAAATACAGCATCTTCAGCAGCTCTCCATGCAATAATAGGCTGTATGAATGTAACTAGAGTCTCTTCATCAGGATCTAAAGTCTGATTATTGTACTTAGTTAGCAAGTCATTATAGAATGTAGTACCTAATATAGGCATGATTCTTAGCTGAGCTTGAGTAGCTAAGTAAGGAGTAACATTGTTTACATCTACATTAGCTGTGATGGGTGTGTTATTCTTTAGATATGTTTCTGTTATAAAGTATAGCATTATATTATAGGTGTTTGTGCAATTTGTGATTTGCTTTTATCCCCTCCAGGTACAGGAGGTAAAGATGCTAAGGCTCTAATCTCATTCTCAGTCATAGTCTCAAGTACTTTAGTAGCTACCAAAGGTGATAGAGTATTAAGTGCATCATTAGTCTTAGAGGTATCTCCCTCAAGCTCTACAATTGCCTCGTTAATTATCTGATAGTTATTAATAGTGAAATCTGCATCTATCTTAGCTATAAAAAGCAGCTCATTAAAGATATCTGCTACCATATCTCTCAATGGCATTACTACATTCTTCTCAAATATGATGTAAGCCTGCTTAATATCTGAGCCATTACCTAGTGAGCCTGTAGTACGGATTCCCATAAGTATAGGATCAATAGTGTGAGAGAAACATATCTGCTCAGTATTCAGCTGTGATGCCTCTTGAAATAGACCATCATTACCATTAGTTGGCAAAGCCTCTATCTTAGGTAATTGGTCTGCTGAGTTTGCAAAAAATGCGACAGCTTTCCCACTGTTGGCCGCTCCTTTAAGCCTATCAATGGTATTCCTTATCATGTTTTTTTCCTCCTCAGACTGAGGTCTTTTAGGAAACATCATAGCAAAGGATGGAAAGATTGAGTTTTGTATATTGCTTTTAGCAAAATATGAAAGCTCGCCACTCAAAAATGCATAATTTAAAGAAGAGGTATAAGAAGGTAATGGATAGAAATCCTGACCTATGCTATCTACCTCATAAACAAATAGTTGCTCATAGTCTCTAGAGGTAGGAGTATATCTCCTTATCTCCTGTACTCCAATCCTACTAGACCAATCATCACAAATATAGTATCTCTTACGGTCTAAGTTTATTCTAAGTTTCTCAGGGGATAGATTGACTATCTTTGTAAGTTTCATCTTATCATCAAAACATAGCTTAAAATATATTCTATTATGCAGAATTAGTTGCTGAGTTACAGCAGGTACTACTTTTTTAATGTTTAATTTTCTTTCTAATGTATATAGCTCTAGCTTATCCTGTGGAGTAAGTCTATCAGCTACTATATTAAATCCACCTCCTACAGCTGCATTCACTTTATACCCTACAATAGAGCCATGTAATGGACTGCTGTAAAATATTTGATTGAGTAGCTCAGGGAATAGATTATCCTGACCAAATGGGATGTAACCATTAGTCTGATTCCTACCATTTACATATGGTAGTGTTAAGTTAGCACCTCCTACTTTAAGGAATGGAGTAGAGAATGATTGATATCCCTCTACTATTTCATGCTTTACTGTTTTAAAAAAGTCTTTTAATGCCATAATTACTCATAAATTGATTGTACTATTGGTCCACTTACTACCATCCTACCCTCTTCAATCACTACCCCTGTAGAGTTAGCAATAGTTGGAGGTGTGATATGTGACTCATAGATGCTATATGTATACTGTCCTTTGATTAGTTCCAAATCTACAGGCTCATCCAATATAAACTGATTGAATCTTTCAGGATAAGCTGAGCTATCAGCAGTGTAGAATGTAATAGGTGCAGAAAGTTTGTCCATTTCATTCTGAAAGACAAACAAATAATAAGGATTCGGCAGTGTACTTACCTCTGTTAGGGTAAGGATTATTTGATTGACCTCATCTTTTTTAATGTATATCATATAACTATATTATAACAGACTAGAAAAATGTTTAAAAAAAAAGCTCTACAATATGCAGAGCTTTAATTATTAGGGTGTTAAGGTTATGGAATAACTGATGCTACAGCACCTGAAGTAATTTCCCACGCCAAATGGTCTGCTTCCGCTAAAAGTGTAACGGAATATTTACTGCCATCCGCACGAGCTGTACCTGATCCCTCACCTGTTGCAGTTAATTGTAGGTCTTGAAAGAACCAATACTTATCATTTGCATCTAATACTATTGCAGTTAGGTATCTCTGACCTGATGCTAGTATATTGATAGCTTCTGACTTATCTTTGTCTCTTCTATTGAACATTAAAGTAATAGTCTGAGTTACAAATGAAGATCCATTGATTAGATCTACTGCAGTATCCTCAGTATAGTTACCTGTGTTTCTATTGATTTCAAATTCAGTATAATCTACAGATACAGCTAATGTAATTACCTCCCCATCTACTGCAACAACAGGGCTAGTAGTGATATTCTCTTGATCATTTAACCATATTTTTCTAATTCCTCCTATGTTGTTGTCACAGGATTTTGTTATCGTTTCTAAGGCATCGCATCCTAAAGGCATAATATAAGTTTTAAGTAAAGGGAGCTTGCACTCCCTTAGATTTATAAATTAGTTAATTAAGATGCAGAGTTGTAGAATACAATCTCATTACCATTAACGTGAGTAAATCCTACTTTCATGTTTGCACGAGTTCTGATAACAGGTGTAGCAACAGTATCAGCTAAGTTGATAGCTCGTAATGCTTTCCCATCACCTTCAGCATCAAATGCATATAAGAAATTATTTCTAGGTGAAGCAACGATAGTAGACTTACTAAGCATTCCAGGACATAATACCATCTTTATTCCAAGATAAGAGAAATCTAGAGCTTGAGTTAAGTTAGCTTGAGTATTTGATGCAGCAACAGCAGCACGATAAGCAGTAGCTACAGGAGAAGATACATAGATTCTTAACTCTTCTTGATTAGCAATTACAGCAGGAGGGATAGCAGCATATACTGTAGCCAATGTAGCAAGTACATTTCCTGCATTAACAGCTGGAGGTGTAGCTCCACCTACTTCAATTACATTAGCAGCATCAGCAACTAGTGACTTCTTATATCCATCACATAAAGCTAAAGCAGGAGTACCTGATGTAGTATCACCTGACCAACGTAATTTCTCAATGTTCTCAGCGATTGTCTTAGACATCTCATTCCAATAGTAATCCATGAAAGATGCAACAGTGAAATCACCATTAGATCCT